AACACCTAAGTTTTGGAAAAAAGTACAAAGGTGGGCTATCATTACAGGTGCAGTTGCAGGAGTAGTTCTAGCAGCACCAGTAACTTTACCAGCTGCTGTAATAACAACAGCAACCTATGTAGCTACAGTAGCAACTACTGCTGCTACTTTATCACAATTAACAGTAGAAGATACTAAAACAAAAAAAGATGACAAAGAAAACTAAGAAAATTGAAGACTTTGAAGTAAATGCTAAGACTAAGAAAGTAAGCATCAAAGCAAAAAAAGAGGGTAAAAAAGTAAATGTAGAAGTAGAAACCCCAAAAGTTAAAACAACTCTTAAGAAAGATGAAGACAAAAAAGAGTTTGTTTATGACAGTAAGAAACTAGATATCAATGTAACTAAAGATACTGAAGGTACTAAAGTTACTGTAGATGCAGAAAATGGATTCTTAAAAAAAGTAGGGAACTTTATTTCTAAAATCTTTGTAAGAAAGTTTAACAAAAAATCTGAGTAACATGTTGACTACTGCACAAACTACTAGAAAATATGGTGTACCTAATGAAACAGGTGCTGGTTACTTAGTTACTTTAAATCTTCCATATCCAATGAGATTAGCATGGGATACTGATGAGACAGTAACTAAGATGAGATGTCATAAGTTAGTTGCTGCCAAGTTTGAAGCTGTATTTAAAGAATTACTTACTACTTATGGTTTGCCTAGAATTAAAGAACTAGGGATTGACCTATTTGGTGGTTGTTTTAATTACCGTAAGATGAGAGGAGGATCTGCATGGAGTAAGCATTCATGGGGAATAGCTATTGATTTAGATCCTGCTAGAAACACTTTAAAAGAAACAAGCAAGACTGCTAGGTTTGCAAGACCTGAGTATAAAGCTATGATAGATATATTTTACAAACATGGGTTTATATCTCTTGGTAGAGAGAAGAACTATGATTGGATGCACTTTGAGATAGGATCATGAAATTTAGAAATAACTGGAGAAACTCTCAAAAACAATGGGATAAATTAATGATAAGACTAAGATTATCTAGTGTAGATATTTTTACTCTTGAACTAGATTTATCTAGAGAGTTTTATCTTATTACTATTTTAAACTTTACACTTAAAAATAGATAACTAACTTAATTAAGTTATAGAGATCCAGGTATGTAGTATGCCTGGATTTTTTATTTAAATATATCTAGTTTAAACTTTTTTAATATATTTGTATAAACTTTAATTAATATATTATGGAAAATTTAAACCAACATGCAGAATTATCTGCCGAAGAACTTCAATTAAAAAAAGATGAAATGTTGAAGTTTTACACTGAATCAATGCCATATTTAGATGCTCAGTATTTATATGAAAAGAAACTTTGTGAAATTGATGAACTAAGATTTAAAAGAGCAAATATTCAAATGCAATATGCAATGATGATGACTCCTCCATCAGAAGAAGATTTAGAAGAAGAGTTAAATGAAGCACCTAAAGAAAGAAAACTTAAAAAACAATAAACAATGGCCCTTGTAAATCAAGTACAAAAAAGGGTCATAATGAATAAAAAAGATGTTGTTAAATTTCAGATTCTAACTCATTGTTATATAAATAGTATTATTGTCACAGAGTCTGATTTAAACTGCCTTACATTATTAAGTTTAATAGGACCCATTGAATTAACACATTTTTGTTATGATGCTTCTGAGGAGTATAGTATATTTAAATCTCCTCAGACTGTAAGAAATTGCATTAATAAATGTGAAAAAAATAAACTTATAGAAAAAGACCCGAAAAATAAAAAACTAATATTTATTAATAAAGACATTAAAGTCCAGACTGAAGGTAATATTTTATTGGATTATAAAATTCTTGGAAGATGATTCCTAAAAAAGCAAGAGAATATTATAAAGATTTTTCTGAAGAAAATGAACTCTCTAAAGCATTAACAGAATCTGTAATGGATTTTTATTATAAAAAACTTAGAGAAGCTTTGGTTAGTTTAGATGATCCAAGAATTAATGTAGAAGGATTAGGTCATTTTGTAGTTAAAAAAAATTTAGTAAAAAAGTCAATAGGTAAATACCAATCTTATTTAACAAATCATGATACCTCTACATTTAATGCATATTACAATAAAAAAATGCTTGAAGAAAAAGTACAGAAATTAATTCTTTTATCGGAGAAATTAGATGAAATGGATAAAAAATTAGAAACTTTTATAAATAATAAAAATGAAAAATACTCTAAAACTAATTTGGCAGAACAGGAAACAGATTCTGGAGGGGATAACTAATAGTGTTATCAGAGATGAAACAGTTGAAGAAATAGCAAGACTAAGATATTCTATTTGTGATGAATGTGAACACAAAGGTAGGAAGTGTGCTGTAAAAGGTACGGCTCCTTGTTGTAATGAATGTGGATGCTCACTAAATTTTAAAACTAGATCTCTATCCTCGGAGTGTCCCTTAGGTAAATGGGAAGCAATTACTACAGAAGAAGAAGAAGATCAATTAGAAAAGTTATGATAGTATTTAATGCAGATGATCATAGTTATAAAAGTCTTGATGACAGTAACATTGATTGGATAAGTGTAACCGCACTTGTTTCCCATTTTAAAAAACCTTTTGATGCAAAAAAAGTTGCTGAAAAAGTAAGTAAGAGTAAAAAATCTAAATGGTCTGGAATTGATCCAAAAATTATACAACAGATTTGGAATAATGAGGCAAATAGATCTATTACTCTAGGTACATGGTATCATAATCAAAGAGAAACAGATTTATGTTCTTTAGCTTCAATAGAAAGAGAAGGTATAAATATACCTGTATTTAAACCTTCTGAAGTTAGAGAAGGAGTTAAAGTGGCTCCTAAACAAAAACTAGAACCAGGCGTGTATCCAGAACATATGGTCTATTTAAGATCAGCAGGTATCTGTGGACAATCAGATTTAGTTGAAGTAGTCAATGGTAAAGTAAATATCATTGACTATAAGACTAATAAAGAAATTAAAAAAGAATCTTATGTAGATTGGGATGGTAAATCTGAAAAGATGATGCCTCCTGTAGATACACTTGATGATTGTAATTTTTATCATTATGCATTACAACTTAGTATTTATATGTATATTATACTAAAGCATAACCCTAAACTAAAGTCAGGAAGAATATTTATTCATCATATTACCTTTGAAGTAGAGAAAGAAGACCAGTGGGGATATCCTGTAGCTAAATTAGATGTAAATGGTGAGCCAATTGTAAAAGAAGTTATACCGATTTCAATACCTTATTTAATAGATGAAGTTGTTGGAATTATTCACTATCTTAGTGATAATAGACATAAAATTAAAAAGAAATGATTTTAACTAAATTATTTGATGTACAGAATGGGGTAGTAATTCCTACTGAACATTGCTATACATTAAAAGCTCTTAAAGATGTTATGGATGAATATCCAGATGATTATCTTAAGATATATATGTATTTATTTTATATGTCTTGCCCAAATCCTGATCTTAATCCATTTTTCTTTACACCAGATGTAGATAAAGAATCTTTAATAATACAACAAATTGGTGGGGAATTTTCTACAGAAGATAACACAATCTATATAGCATTAGAGTTTTGTAAAAAGATGTATGAAACTCCTACATCCAGAGCATATAAAGGTATTGCAACTATGTTAGATAGATTAGGAAGATACATGGAAACTACTCCTATCACACATGGACGTGATGGTAACATGAATTCTCTTATTGCTGCAGCTAAGAACTATGAAGCAATTAGACAATCTTTTAAAGGTGCCTACAAAGATCTACAAGAAGAACAATCAAGTAGAGTACGTGGAGGTATAGGAACAGCATATGATCAGTAAGTATGAGTGAAATTTATCAAGATATACCAACATACGATAATGGAAAATGGACAACTACAAGTTTTGAATCCAGAGAGGACTTCAGTAACTTTATCAGAGAACTTTTTAAAGAACCCGGAAAATATAACTTTAATGAACTTACAAATGAAATATTCATTTCAGAGTCAATTAAATTTAAAAAAGATGGGGTATATTGTACAGCTCCCTTTAAGTCAAGAGACTTTATAAATTACTGGGATGATCAAAAAGCTAAATGTAGAAAAGGAATAATTGTAAAAGATAATGATAATATATGGTTTCTTGCAAGAGAATATTATATGTGGTTAAATTTTTTACCCATCTTTGATAAAGAACAACAAAAGTTTGACTTTGCTAAAATTAGAGATGCTCAATATCATATGGCTCTTTATGAACTTTTAGCAGAACTAAACTATAAACACTCTGCTATTTTAAAGAAACGACAGATTGCATCTTCTTATTATCATATGGGTAAACTTATAAATCAACAATGGTTTGAAGCAGGGGTTACTTTAAAGATGGGTGCTAGTCTTAAAGACTATATTAATGAAAAAGGATCTTGGAAATTTTTAGATGAATATGCTGCATTTTTAAATGAACATACTGCTTGGTATAGACCAATGAATCCACAAAAAGTAATGATGTGGCAACAAAAGATTGAAGTAAGAAAAGGAGATAGAAAAGCTGAAGTTGGTCTAAAAGGTACTATACAAGGTATGTCATTTGAGAAAGATCCAACAAATGGTGTAGGGGGTCCGGTTAAATTCTTTTTTCATGAAGAGGCTGGGATTGCTCCTAAGATGGATCAGACTTATGAATATATGAGACCAGCAATGAGATCTGGTTTGATTACTACAGGTATGTTTATTGCTGCAGGATCTGTGGGTGATTTATCTCAATGTAATCCTCTAAAGGATATGATACTTAATCCTACATCAAAAGATATATATGCTGTAGAAACAGATCTTATAGATGATAAAGGTAGTATTGGTATGTCAGGTTTATTTATTCCTGAACAATGGTCTATGCCTCCTTATATAGATAAATATGGTAATTCACTTGTAGAAGAAGCAATAGAAGCTTTAGAAAAACAATTTAAACAATGGAAGGATGAACTTGCCCCTGAAGATTACCAGTTAAGAATTTCTCAGCATCCAAGAAACATCAAAGAAGCATTTGCTTATAGAACAGTATCTGTATTTCCTCCACATCTTTTATCAGCACAAGAAAGAAGAATAGAAGATAAGGAATATGCATATGAATTTTTACAAATAGAACCTAGTGCTGAAGGAAAACCGGTTGTTACAAAAAGTAACAAAAGACCCATAATGGAATTTCCTATTTCTAAAAAAACAGAAGATAAAACAGGTTGTCTTGTTGTATGGGAAAGACCAGTTGCAGATCCTTCATTTGGAATGTATTATGCATCAATTGACCCTGTATCTGAAGGAAAGACAACTACCTCAGAATCATTATGTTCCATATATGTAATGAAAGCTCCAGTTGAAGTAACTAAGGTTACTGGTGTTGAAACTGAGACATATATAGAACAAGGTAAAATAGTAGCAGCATGGTGTGGTAGATATGATGATATTAATCAAACTCATAGACAGTTAGAACTTATTATTGAATGGTATAATGCATGGGCACTTGTAGAAAATAACATATCTTTATTTATTCAATATATGATATCTAGAAAAAAACAAAGATATCTTGTACCTAAAAGTCAAATTATGTTCTTAAAAGATTTAGGTTCTAATGCTAATGTATTTCAAGAATACGGATGGAAAAATACAGGTACTCTTTTTAAAGCACATCTTCTTAGTTATGCTATAGAATTTTGTAAAGAAGAATTAGATCAAGAATTAAAATCAGATGGAACGGTTGTAAAAACTAAATATGGAATTGAAAGAATTCCTGATCCAATGTTAATCAAAGAAATGAGAGAATACACTGATGGTGTTAACGTGGATAGACTAGTTTCTTTTGCTGCTTTAGTATCATTTATGAAAATTCAAGAATCAAATAGAGGTTATTCAAAAAGAGTTATCATGGATGATGCAGCTAAAAACTTGCAAAAGTCAGAAAATTTGTTTAAATTAAATAAGAGTCCATTCAAACATATGGGAAATGTTGGAGGTCATTTTAGAAGATCTGCATTTAAAAATATTAAATAAAGAACTATGCAAATATATAATGCTTTAGATATTAAGAAAGGAGCAAAAACAAAGTACAATAAAATAGGTACTATTACTCAGCCATTACAATTCTTACCTAAAGAAGAAAAAGATGATGAATGGGCTGCATGGAACCTTGACTGGTTAGAGTGGCAAGGTCTTAAACAAATCCGTAGAAATGCTAGAAGATTTATGAAAAATTATAAACTAGCAAAAGGTATTATTGATAGAACCGATTATATAATTGAAGAAGATAATGATTATAAAGATATTGTAGAACTATTAACTAAAGAGGATCAATCAGCTCTTGAACTTAAATTTTATCCTATTATTCCTAATGTTATTAATGTTCTAGTAGCAGAATTTGCAAAGAGATCTACTAAACTTACATACCGTGCTGTAGATGAGTTTTCATATAATGAGATGATGGAACAAAAAAGAGCAATGGTAGAAGAAACATTACTTGCTGATGCTCAAGTTAAAGTTACTGCAGCATTATTAGAACAAGGTTTAGATCCTGAATCAGAAGAAGCTCAACAGCAACTACAACCAGATAATTTAAAATCTTTACCTGAAATTGAACAGTTCTTTAAAAAAGATTACCGTTCTATGATAGAACAATGGGCTACACATCAACACAAAGTTGATGTTGAAAGATTTAGAATGGATGAATTAGAAGAAAGAGGTTTTCGTGATATGTTAATTACAGATAGAGAGTTCTGGCATTTTCATATGATGGAAGATGACTATGAAGTAGAACTATGGAATCCTGTTCTTTGTTTTTATCATAAATCTCCAGATAGTAGGTATATTTCACAATCTAATTGGGTAGGTAAAACAGACATGTTTACTCCAGCTGATGTTATTGATAAGTATGGATATTTAATGGATGATGAGCAATTACAAGCATTAGAAGCAATATATCCTATAAGATCTGCTGGTTATACCATTGGTGGACTACAAAATGATGGTTCTTTTTATGATGGTACCAAGTCACATGATTGGAATACACAAATGCCATCACTTGCATATAGACAATATACATCTTTTATGTCAGGTAATGTTCTTGATGGATCAGATGTAATTACACAAATTCTTGCAGAAGGAGAAGACTATTATGATCAAGGTACTGCATACTTACTAAGAGTAACAACATGTTATTGGAAATCTCAACGTAAAGTAGGACATCTAACTAAAATAGTTGAGTCTGGTGAAGTAACTAATGAAATTATTACAGAGGATTATAAAGTTATAGATAAACCAATTTATGATACTAGATTATTTAAGAATAAAACAAAAGATAATTTAGTTTTTGGTGAACATATAGATTGGATATGGATTAATGAAGTTTGGGGTGGTGTAAAGATTGGTCCTAATATTCCTTCTTTCTGGGGTATGAATAATCCTGGTGGATTTTCTCCTATGTATATAGGTGTAAATAGAAAAAAAATTGGACCACTTAAATTTCAATTTAAAGGTGATAACAATTTATATGGTTGCAAGCTTCCTGTAGAAGGAGCTGTATTTTCAGATAGAAATACTAAATCTACTGCATTAATTGACTTAATGAAACCATACCAGATTGGATACAATATAGTTAACAACCAGATTGCAGATATACTAGTAGATGAATTAGGTACTATCATCATGCTTGACCAGAATACTTTACCAAGACACTCATTAGGAGAAGATTGGGGTAAAGGTAACTATGCTAAAGCATATGTAGCAATGAAGAATTTCCAAATGTTACCATTGGACACTTCTATTACAAATACAGAGAATGCATTAAACTTCCAACATTTCCAAAAACTAGATCTATCTCAGACAGAAAGATTAATGTCCAGAGTACAGTTAGCTAATCATTTTAAACAACAAGCATATGAAGTAATTGGTGTTAATCCACAAAGAATGGGTCAACAATTATCTCAACAAACTGCTACTGGAGTAGAACAAGCTGTTGCTGCATCATATGCACAAACAGAAGTTTACTTTATACAACATGCAGATTATCTAATGCCTAGAGTTCATCAAATGAGAACAGATCTAGCACAATACTATCACTCAACTAATCCATCTGCAAGATTAACTTATATTACAGCAAATGATGAAAAAGTAAACTTTGAGATAAATGGTACAGATCTATTATTAAGAGATTTAAATATATTTTGCACTACTACAGCAAATCATAGAGCTGTTCTTGAACAACTTAAACAAATGGCTTTACAAAATAATACTACAGGTGCTAGTATTTATGATATAGGTAAAGTTGTTCAATCTGACTCTATTGCTGAACTTAATACTGTACTTAAGTCTACAGAACAAAAACAACAAACTCAGAAACAACAAGAAATGCAACAACAACAGCAAATGCAGGATCAAGCACTTCAAAAACAGCAAGAGATTGAACAAATGAAGATTGATGCTACTATGGCTGAAAAAGAAAAAGATAGACAAAGAGATATTCTTGTTGCAGAAATTAGAGCTGCTGGTTATGGTGCTATGGCAGATGTAGATAAAAATGAAGTATCTGATTACAGAGATGCTATGAAAGAAATTAGACAAACTGAACAGTATCAACAACAAACTGATTTACAGAGAAGAAAACAAAATGATGATATGATAAAACATAATCAGAAATTATCATTAGAAGAACAAAAATTACAGACTCAAAAAGAAATAGCAGATAAACAATTACAAATTGCCAGAGAGAATAAAAATAAATATGATTCAAATGCACAAGATAAAAAGAAATAATAGTTAGCTATATAGTGCTTAAAATTATTTTTATTCTTTTAAATTTTAAAAATTTATTATTATATTAAACTAACAAACCAATAAAAACCAACAAATGAGTACAACTAACAATAACCCTGAAGATCAGGTTCAAGATTCTACAACGGTAGAACAAGTAGATGTAAATATTGATGAAATATTTGGAATGCCAGGAGCAGAAAGTGTAATGTTACCTGAGGAAGAAAAACCAAAATCAATGTTTTCTAAAGAAACTGTAGATACTTCGTTCTTTGACAAACCGGATTCTAAAAAAGATACTGATTCTGAAACTAGTCAGAAAAAAGAAACAGTAAGTGATGATGAAGTTCAAGAAGCATTTAATGAACTTGATAATCTTATTTCTCAAGAAGAAGATGCAGGTAATAAAGGTAGACCTAAAGTAGATAAGTCTGGTCTTTATGAACTTGCTCAAAAGATGATTGAAGATGGTAGTCTTATTCCTTTTGATGATGATAAACCATTAGAAGAATATAGTACTAAAGATTTTAGAGAACTTTTTGAAGCTAATCTTCAAGAAAAAGAAGAGACAATAAGACAAAATACACCAAAAGAATTTTTTCAATCTCTACCTGAAGAACTTCAGATTGCTGCTAAATATGTAGCAGATGGTGGACAAGATCTTAAAGGTTTATTTAGAACACTAGCTTACGTAGAAGAAATAGTACAACTAGATCCTGAATCTGCTGAAGATCAAGAAGAAATTGCAAGACAATATTTATATGCAACTAATTTTGGTACACCTGAAGAGATTGAATCAGAAATTGATGATTGGAAGGATCTAGGTAAACTTGAACAAAAAGCATTGCAGTTTAAACCAAAATTGGATAAAATGCAAGAGAAAATTGTTGCAAGACAATTAGCTGAACAAGAGAATAAGAAAAGACAACAAGAAGAAGCTGCTAAGTATTATATGGATAATGTTTATAATACATTATCAGTAGGTGATATAGGAGGAATTAAACTTGACAGAAAAACTCAAAGTTTACTTTACTCAGGATTAGTTCAACCTAACTACCCATCTATATCAGGAAAACCAACTAATTTACTTGGGCACTTACTAGAGAAGTATCAATTTGTAGAACCAAGACATGATCTTATTGCAGAAGCACTTTGGTTACTTGCAGATCCAAATGGATACAAAAACAAAGTAAGAGAAATAGGATCAAAAGAAGCTACTGAAAAAGTAGTAAGACAATTAAAAACAGAACAATCTAGAAGATTAACTTCTTCTGGCGGTGAAGAAGAAGAAGAAAAAAGATATACTCCTTCTAGATCACAAAAAACAATTAAAAGACAAAATAATCTTTTTAAAAGATTTTAAGTAGTAACAATTTAAATTAATATATAAAATGGCAACTCCAGTTTTAAACAATGGTATATTCCTCAGAGATACCGCTTACAATGCAAGTTCCCATGTGGATTCTTACCACTTGGTGAACATGCTTAAAGATGCTGAACCTATGGATTTAGGTCCAGTAGACCTTTGGGCTATGGCTCAAAAAGTTGAAATGCCACTTTACCAAATGTCAAGTTTTGGTGGTAAAAATGTAATCATGGTTGACAATGCTCGTGGAGAGTACAGATGGCAGACTCCTGTATCTGTAGATCTTCCATATGTCATTGAAGACATTGAACCAGACAATACTTTTAAAGGTGTTGATGGTGGTACTTTCCGTATAAAATTAAGTAGACGTGAATTTGGACATGGTGATATCATTACTTATGACAAATATAACGGTGTTGAGATGTACATTACAGATCAAGATATTCTTCCTTTAGGAGACGGATATGTTTATACTGTACAATTAGTAAACAATGACAACTTTAAATATTTAGATAATAAGTATTTGTCAAATGGTACAAAAGTATTCCGTAAAGGTTCTGCCCGTGGAGAATATGGTGAAAGATTTTCAGACATTACAACAAGAACAGGATTCCGTGAATTCTATAACTTTGTAGGTGGTGCTGAAGCTCACGTACATTATTCTATCTCATCTCGTGCAGACTTGATGATTAAAGGTGGAATGAATGCAGATGGTACAGTTCCTGTAACTGAGATCTGGAGAACTTTTGACAAAAATACTAATGATCCTTCTATAACTTCATTAGAAGATATGATTAAGGTTATGGGTAAAGATAAAGTTAAAAAAGCATTTGATAACGGAGATCTTTCTAGAACATTCTTGACTCAAATGGAAGCAGCTCACTTATCTAAAGTTGCAACTGACATTGAGACTTACTTAATGTGGGGACAAGGAGGTAGAGTACGTCAAGATGGTCCAGATGATATTAGATTATCTGTGGGTCTTTGGAGACAGTTGGATAACTCTTTCAAAAGAGTATACAACAAAAATAACTTTACATTGGATTTGTTCCGTGGAGAAATCTATAACTTCTTCAATGGTAAAGTTGAATTCCAAGGTCCAGATCCAAAACGTGCACTAGTAGTTCAAACTGGTATGGGTGGAATGAGAATGGTAAATGAAGCTATCAAAAGAGAAGCTATTTCATCTGGTCTTCTTATCCAAGCTGCTGATATTGGTGCAATCACTGGTAAAGGTATGGACTTGAACTTTGGATTTGCTTATACTTCATATGTAATTCCATTCTTGGCAAATGTTAAGTTTGTTCTTAACCCGGCATTTGACAATGTTCATACAAATGATATTGAGAACCCAATCATTGATGGTTTCCCATTATCTTCTTATTCATTTATTATCTTTGATATCACTGATAACACAAATGATAACATTTATCTATTGAAGTTATCTTGGGATAATCAATTGAAGTGGTGGTATCAAAATGGTACTATGGACTACATGGGAAGAACTCAAGGGTTCCAATCTTCTGGTCAGTTCAATGGATACCGTGTAATGATGTCTCAAACAATGCCTGCTATTTGGGTAAAAGACCCAACTAAAGTATTGAAGATTGTTATGAGAAACCCAATCACTGGTGGTTCATTCTAA